TGCCTCCAAACATTAAAGATACTCCTTGCCATAAAAGTGATGACATTACACCTCTTCTTTCTCTAATGATTTGATAGGTTGTTGAATTAGTTTCTTTGTCAATTAACTTTACTAGTACTTTACCTTGAGACACAGTTAACTTTTTAATTTCTGATTCAAAGGAACTAATTAGTTCTTTTTCTGACTTGGCAATAAATGTGTTTTTCTCTTTTTTTGTTTTATAAAAAGCAAGTTGTGCATCCATTTCAGCTAATTTCATTTTAACATAAATTGAATATGGATAAACTTTTTTAACATTTGCTTTTAGTACATTCCAATCTGTTTTTTCCTTAACTGTTTTAAATGTTCTGTCAGAAACTATGTCACAAGTTGGTAGAGTAATGTAGTAAGTAGAGTCTAATGGACTGTATTGAATGGCAAATGCTTTAATGCTTATAAATAAAGCTATGATTAATGTTTTCATTTTAATTCACTGTAATCAATCCAAACAGCATCTTCTTCATTTAATCCTTTTGGAATTGGTTCATTCCAATATCCTTCTTGAATAGCCATGTAAAAAGGAAATAGTAGTTTTGGTGTTAAAGAGCCTTTTTGTTTGCCAATTGCATGAAAGCCAAATCCTTCACAAATAAAAGAAACTGAGTAATCTTCTTCTAATCTGTTAAATTCTTCAATGATGTCAAAATCTCCTGGCTGGTCATCATTTTGTTTTAAACAATACTGTTTAGAAAAATCAGCCATTGATTAGTTTGTTTAACTGTTCATAGCTTAATGCTCCAGAGTATCTTTTAATTTCTTTTCCATCTTCTAAAACAACAGTAGTTGGAATGGATGTTACTTTGTATTGTTCTGTAAGAGTGACATCATAGTCTGTGTCAATTTTTTCTACTGGAATGATTTTTGTTTTTTTCAATTGTTCTACAATTGGAGTCATGCCTTGACATGCGGTGCACCATTGTGCTGTAAAATAGAGTACTTGTTTCATTTGGTTTTTATTTATGGTTTGTTTTAATTATTGTTTTTGTAACATAAATCCATTATTCATATTACCTATTACGTATCCGTTTCCTTCAATGTTGACTTTGAAATATTGTAACCATATTTTATTTTTTTGTCCTTCTTTCCCTTTTTTATCTTCACCTTCAATAAATAGTTGAGTTGGTTTATATTCTTTTATAAAATCATTAGTAGCGTAAATGACAGTTGATATTATTTTGAAAAAATGTTTTATATTTGTTTTAAATGCTTCGATACTATTTTTATTAACAATAAATTCGGCTTCAAAACCCGCAGCATCTTGTTTAAATTTATGAAACATAACCTCAATTAAATTATCTTTATCGTCTTTAAATTCAGTTTGTATAGTATTTCCGTTCAAGCCAAATGTTGGAAAATTCTGTTCGTTCCAATTAAAATTACTAATATAAGGTTGAACTAATTGTCCTATTTCTAGGAGTTTTTGTTCTTGTTCATTAAGATTTTGTTTCCAGTTGTTATATGATCTACCCATGATTTTCTTGTAATATTTATTTACTGTTCTCTTTTAAGATCTTTTTAACATGATCTACTACTGTTTCCCAACTTACTGGTCCTGTTTCATCTGCATAAAATACAGGATCAGGACAATCTAATTTGATAAATGCTTCAATGCGTTCTACTGATGAAGCTGACTTATAATCTGAAAACCATTGTGAAGCATCAATAATTTCACCTGCATCATTTTCATATGCTAGTTCATGATAAATGGGTTTATATGAAGTATTAGTGCGTTTATACACTTCATCAAAGTCTAATCCTAACTGTTTACAGCATTTTTTTCCATCTTTTAAAATGTCAAATTTATTTCCATCAATGTAAGGAGTAAACATGTTTACATTTTCAGCTCCCCAATTTCCAATTATGAAAGCATCAAAGTCAGCATCTCTAAAATCTTGTCTACAATCAGGATAAATAGAGTGATCACCTGCATGAATTCCCATTGCAATAACTACTTCTTGACCTATAGAACAATCATCAGTAATTGGTTTAGATGCAATTGATAAAGCAACAGCTTGAATAATGCTACTAAATATTTTGTTGCGATTAGGAACAACTGTGTCTTTCATATTTTCATCTGCATAATGTCCTTCAGGAACATCTGCTCCACCTTCAACTAATGTAGAGTTGAGTAGTTGAGATAAACCATCTAGTTTGATTACTTGATGAGTAATTTTAAATGGGTAATCAAATGTTTTACTTTCTTCATCTACAATAAAATATTCATTAATGTACTTTACTAATTCAACTGCTCTTTCCAATTCAACTTTATGTTTTTGTCCATAGTCAAATGATAAAGCTGTTACTTTATAATCATTTGCTAGTAAATGTAATAGTAAAGTACTACTATCCATTCCACCTGATAAACTTAATACGGCTTGTTTATTCATTAATATAATTTTTAAACTTATTTATGTTAAATATAATTAGTTTTTCTTTAGCATCCAAATTTTCATTAAAGAATTCCTCAATTTTTTCTTTAGGTTTTTCAATAGATGTGATGTTTTCATCATAAGATACTCCTTTACATCCCCACACAACTGGATTGCTTGTGTCTAGTGTTTTGATAAACTCATATCCTTTACCATAGTACTTAAATTCATCTGGAACAGCACATCCTAACAAATGATGATGAATGTGATTATCTATAATCTTTTTTTTCTTTAATTGATTGATAAAATATATTCTTCCCATCATTTTAGATATTGATATGTTTTCATGTGGAAAAAAGTCTTGATATGCTGTTGAACTGTGGTTAAATGCTATAGCTTCTACTCCTAAATCCATATATTGACCATATAATAAAGAACCAATTTTATAGTCTGTACATTGAATTACAGCCATTAATTTAGTATTTTCAGGTAGTATTTCTTTCATATTTGTCCAACGTTTAGCATTTCGTAAACTTAAAAGAGCATCATTCCACACATCAGGTATTACAAAAATGTCTGGTTGAAGTTCATTAACAAATTCAATTAATTGTTTTTCTGTAAATGAGTCACCTTCAAATAAGCCATTGTCAGCAATGATAAATCTACCTGCTGCTTTAGCGTCTAAATAATGTTGTTTGTACTGTTCAGATTTAAACCAATATGTTGGCAAACAGAAATCATAATCATTCCATTCTTTTCCTTTGTTTAAAAAACATAATGGAAGCTCATGTGATACTTTTATCATAACTTTTATTTTGTATAAATATATTAAATGTATTTTTAAAAGCCAAGTTAATATGTTTTAATGTCATCTTCTTCTTTTCTATTTGATTTGAAAATAGGAGGAATAAATTGACGCCAAGGCTTTTGAGGTGGAGGAAGTGAAACAACTGGCTCAACTACAACTGGCTTTATTTCAATTGGTTTTACTTCAAATGGAGCTGCTTCATTGTACATTGCTAACTGTTGAGGCATTTTTACTTTGTTAAAGGCATTGTTAGCTGCTATAATTAAACTTACTGCTAATGGATCAAACACAAATATAATAACTAAAATAAACCAGTTTATAATTCTATCCATTGGAATGTCTAGTAGTTTACTAATGTATTTTAAAGGACCTAATTCACCTGATGTTTCAGCTTTAGATTGAAATTCAAGTATTTGAGACTCTAAACTAAATACACTGTCACTTACTGTGTTGATTTTAACATCAAGTGTTGAGTCTTTTTTAAGGGTGCTTTCCAGTTGTTTTTCAAATGCTTTTCTGTTGCCACTGTTTGCTACATTAAGAATTTGGCCTGTTTGTTTGTCTTTATATTGAGTGATGCTTCCAATTGATAAGGCTTGTCTTAGTTCTGAGGTACTTTTTGCTGTTTCTACTTTTTCTTTAGAGTAGGATTCTTTAGTTTCTAAGTATCTTACTTTTTTAGATTCTAAAGCAGCAATTCGTTTTTCTACAACAATGTTTTTTGAAGCAGTTTGTTCATAAGCTGAACTTAAAAAACCATAAATGCCTGCAGATGTAATTAGAATTAGCACAAACACAGCTATTGTTAAGTATGTTTTTAGTAAAATGTTTGTTTTTGTCCAGTATTGGTAAAGATAAGAGGCAATTACCAATTTAGCTAATTCTAAAGACGCAGCCATTATTATAACTGCAAAACTAGCTCCTATAAATAATTTTGACAAACCTGTTACTGAGTAAAAGGCAGCAGTAGCACTCACGGCTAATGCCGAGAATGCTATCAATGTTGGAAATAAATATTTTTTCATATTTTAAAATCGATCGTCTATTCCTGGCATTATTATTACACCTGGATCTTTTTCTCCTCTTGAGTTAAGAACTTTTGCTTGTATGGCAATGTCAAAGGCACTTCCGTTAATTTTTGTTTTGCCTCCCTGTTTAAGCATTTTCTTAAAGAAATTTATTTGTGACTCAGTCCAGTCAACACTTAAGTCAATAATTTCTTGCTTTTCTACTTCTTTACCATTTAAAGTAATAGTAACACCTTTTCGGATTGATTGTGGTTTTAACGACATATTTTTTTATTTTAAATATATGTTGAAAAATCTTGTCAGCCTAGCAAATTAAGCAATTTCACATCCTCCTGAAGAACAAGCCAATTCATCTTGTCTTGCTGTGTTGTCAATCATTTCAACAACTTTACTTAAGTCAATTTCATGTAGTTGTTTTACCATTTCTTCAAATTGTTCTTTTGTAATGTCTTCAAAAGGCGCTTGAGTGTATGTGTGGTCTGAATAAGGTAAAAAAGACAATGCTGTGAAGTATTCTCTGTTGTTGTACACCCATTCACCAATGTTGTCCCACTCATCATTTTTAATAGTGACAGTAGCTGAAACGTTGTGTTGGTTTGCACCTTTTCTATAACCTGGCTTTATCCATTTTTGGTTTATTAACTTTATTCTTTCCAATAAGTCAACAGCAGATTCATTTTTTCTTGTAATAGCACCTTCAGGTGCTTGTTGAGGTATTTTTACAATAGATTGAATTGTTGGTTTGAAAAAATCATCTTCTAACAATTCTGGATGGTAAATGTTTAAGTATGTGTATAAGGCTTCATTTTTACCTAAACGAATTCTACGAATGTAATATTCACTATGCCAAGCATGAATGCCACTTGATGTTCCTAACACTAAAGATGTTGTTCCTGATGGTTTAACTGTAGTTACACGAGCTGCTTTGTTGATTCCTATAATGTTTGCTACTCTTTCATTTTCTTCACAAGCTACTTTAGCTGCTTCTTTCATGTTAAGTTTTAACACCGCTCCTGATGCTATGCCTGTCATTCCTATTCCTAATAGTGCTTCTTTTTCTGTTGTTTTTTTCCAAACATCTCTTAAATAGTGAAAGTCAGTGTAAGATGCTTGTAAAGTTCCTATAAATGAAGCCGCTTTTGACCTTGCGTTAAATTCTTCTTGAGTTTCAATGTCAGAAGCATTTATTTCACAAAGATTACAAAACTGATTGGCTTTTAAGTTTATTTCAGCACATGGATTGGTACCTGCATCTTTATCATTTGTAAAGATAAAACCTGGTTCTCCACTGTTGCTTAACTCAATTTTTTTCCACAAATTTAAAAATGTTTCTTTGTCTATTTTACTGCGAAGTAAAACTGCTGAATTGTTTGCTCTGCCTCTTTGAGGATTTTCCTCCCACCAATTTCCAAATTTACAAGTCAACATGTCTTCATCATCTAGGTCAAATAAAGCAATTAAAGCTGCTCTTCTAATTCCTCCTGACAGTACAGCATCTGCTAAGTGGCAAATGATGTCATGGCATTCTACAGATGTTAATTTTTCTCCATCATTTTTACGATCTAGTATTACTTGAACATGAGTTAAAGCTACTTTTAATGGTTCTGGTCCTGGAGCTTTTCCTCCTACAGTAATCAAATGTGCTCCTTTAGGTCTAATGTCTCTAAAGTCAAATTTAGGACAAGAATTAATAAGTCCAAAGTAAGATTTAATCAACATTCTAACTGCATCAGCCCATCCTTCAATGCTGTCTCCAACTAAATATCTTTTAGATTTTAGTGGTTTTCTAATGTCAGGTAAATTTTCTACATGATGTGTTTGCACTGAATATCCTACTCCACAGCCTGAAAGTAACAAAAACATAATTTCAGAAAATGATCTGTGATCATCTATTGGTAAGTAAGAACAGTTAAATATTCTTGAATTGTTTATTTCAATTGGTTTACCTGCAAATTGTAAACTACGCATTGAGGGCAACACTTTTTTATCATAAACATATTTATATGCTTCTTTTATTTCCTTTTTTAAATTAGGAAATTTTTTCATGTGCATGTTTTTATTTCTGCTTACTAATTCTTCCCATGTTTCTCTTCTTTCTAACTCAGGAGAATATTTAGCGTATTTTAAATGGGTGGTGATTTCTGATAGAATCTGCGATTCTTTGTTTAACATAATTTTTATTTTTACTTATTTAATTCAAAAAATTGTTTACTTAAATATTCACGGTCAAAATTGTCTATGTTTGAGCCAAAATTTGATGCTTTTACTTTGTCATTACTTATTAATTCTTCCTCTTCATCTTCTCCTAATTCACCTGTAATTTCCATGTGACCTGTAGATGTGTCTATTTTGGCGTTAAATGTCATGCCATCTGCTCCATATCTATTTTTCATAATGTGAAATCTACCAGTTCCATTAAGTTTATCTTTCTTTTGTCTTGACAAAGACATTGCAAAATCTGCGATCATTATTTTATCGTAAGATCCTGCCGCTTTATCTCCTTCAATAATACTATCTTTTGCACCTGCTCTGTTGACCTGCGATACACTCCATATTGGTAATTTTAATTCACGAGCTAGTCCTTTTGTGCTCATATAAATATCATCTATTTCATCTTTTCGTTCACGATTTGTTCTTTTTGATGAAAGAAGATCAACATAATCAATAACTATTAAGTCTGGTTTAAAGTCTAAGTCAATGCATTTTTTAATGTGGCTTTCTATTGTAGACAATGATGCTTTGCCCATTGGATATTCTTTAATGATTAAATTTCCTGGCAAGTCAGATGTTGCTTCTCCTACTTTTTCTTTGCTGTGTTTTAACTTGTCAACAGGTATTTCTGTAAAGAATGCATCATATCGTCTTCCTATGTATCCTTCACCTAATTCTAATGTGTAGTGTATAACGTTAAAGCCACATTTTACTGCGTGTGCTCCTATAGCAATTAAGCTCCATGATTTTCCTCCACCTGGATTGCCAAATATTAAGCCAAAGTCACCTTCACCTAAACCTCCTTGCAACACTTCATTGAATTTATTCCAAGGTGTTGGAATTGGTGTTCTATCTTCTTCTCTATAGCGTGACTCAGTGTCTTTATTGTATTCATGACCAATGTTTTTATCTTGGCCTGATCTTAAAGCGCTGTCTACTAATGTTCTAATAGAATCATAGTCTCCTGCTTTTAATAAGTCAACTGAGTTCAGTAGTGCTTTTTTTAACTGTTGATTTTTACAAAAATTAGCAAATTCTTGCTTAATGTATGTTAAGTCACTTTCATCTGATGAACGATATGCTTCTTTTAACTGTTCTTTAATTGAAAGTTGAAGTACTTCATTTTCAATCTTTTTCATTTCTACTTTCAAAACATCCATTGTAGGATTTGTGTGAAACTTTTGATAGTATTTTAACACTTCACCTACAACCCATTTATGTGCTGTGTTGTTGAAGTATTCTTCTGTTAAAACATCATTTATGTTTTGTAAAAATGGTTTGTCAGTTAATAATGCTGACAGTACTTTAATTTGGAATGAAATTCCATAACTTTCTATGCTTGATAGGGTCATAACTTATTTTTTTGCTTTATTGTATCTATTGATTGGACTCCAAATGTCTTTTATCCAGTAGTCCACATTTTTTAACACATTTCCCAATCCATCTTTATGATAAAATTTAAGAAATGTTTCTACATTTAATTCATACGGAGATTCTTTAACATGATCTAATATATAATCCTTTTCTTGGTCATCCAACATAGGATTACTTAAATCCATAATCTTGTAAGCCTTTCTTAAGTTGTCAAAATTTTCTAATGCCCTACAGTATATAATGTGCTCTTTAAATCTCTCAGCACATATTTTATAAATGTCATCTAATGTTAAGTTATTTTCTCCTAACATTTCAGGAAACAACTTGTCAAATTTTCCTTTTCCTAGTCCTTTTACTCCTCCTACTTTGTCAGAACTGTCTCCCATTAGTGTTTTATATAAAAGAAAGTTAAAAGGATGAACACCATATTTTTCTTTTACTACTTTAGGCGTAACAAATTCTTTTTCTACAGATCTGTACATAGTAATGTTTTCATCTACTAGTTGAAGAAAGTCATTGTCTGCTGATACTATAAATGTTTTGTTTTTCTTATTTTGAGTAAGATTTTTACTTAAAAACGCTATAATGTCATCTGCTTCAACTCCATCTAGTGATAAGATTTTAACAGGCAAGCATTGTAAATAGTGAATGAGATGAATGATTTGATCTGTTTTAGACTCGTTTTCTTTTTCTTGAGATGAGAAAGATACTTTATTAACTCGCAGTACATTTCTTCCTGACTTATATTCTGGAAGTAAGTTTTTTCTGTTTATAGAAGAACCTACTCCATCAAATACAATGTAAATTGATGTTGGTTTGAGTTGTTTTGCTAATGAACCTAATGAACGTAAAAATCCTCCTAAGCCTCCTATGTGAGTACCTTCTGGATTTATGTAGTTTAACACTGCAAAATTTCTTAAAAAAAGATTTAAACCATCTATAATTAGAATTCTTTCTCCTTCATTAAAAGACGGCATGTCATCCTCCTTAATGTCATTAAGAAGTTTAAGTAAATTTTCTTTGTCCATAACTAGTCTTCAGATTCTACAATGTCAGAAACATCTACTTTTTCATTCCACTCACTGTTGTCTTCAATGGTTTTATAGTTTCCTTCTCCTAAAATGTTTGCCCATTCATGTGAATGTTCTTTTTTATATTTAGTGATGTCTTTAGGATCATCTGGAATAAAACCATGTACTGTGCTTATTACTGTGTTTTTAGTGGTAATTCCATTTACGTGGTTTTTGTCACAGGCCACTTTAGTTCTTAAAGCGAATTCAACATCTTTTCCATCTTTTTGTGCTTTGATTTTTGACGTTCCACTGTTAGTGACATTTCCAAAAGTTAAACATATTGAAGCATCATAAAAGAATGTGTTGCCACCTTTATTAGTCATTCTAGGTTGACTAAACACATTTTCTGCTGGTGCTACTCCTGTTTTATTAATAATCAAGAATGTGTTTGTGTATTTGCTTTCTTCTTTTCTTGACAATACAACTCTTTGATTGATAAAATTTCCAAATTGAGTAGCTATTGCTCCTGCGTTCCACATTGGATTGTTTTTGCCTTGGTCAATGCTTAGTCTACATGGTATAGAACCTACTGAGTCCCATAAAAATAGTAAATCGTATGGTAAATTTCCTTTGTCCTGTTCATTTAACATGTCTAACATAAATTCTGCTACATCTTCAATTGAGTTGAGTTTTCCTCTGTCTCTGTATATAAAGAATCCATCATAATCTACAGTTTTTCCTTCTGCGTCTTTAATTTCATTCATTTCAAATCCCATCATTTTCCAATGTTCCCAACTGTGTTTCATTTCTGTAATCATTAAAACAGGCAACACACCCATTTTTTGAGCAGATACTACAGTCTCTATAGACGTGGTGGTTTTTCCTGTGTTGCTACCACCACGTACTATGTTGATGTGACCCATAGCTATTCCTGGAATGGACAAAGCATCTTGCATTGCTTTTGAAAAGGGAATCCATTTTTGTTCTTTGAACTTTACATTTCCACTTAATAGTTTTTTTTCTTTAAATTTATTAAGATCAAATTTACCTTTAAGCTCTTTAGAGACTGCTTCCATTAACGAAACTTCCTCGTTTGATTTTTTAGCCATGTTTTATTTTTAATTTAAAAAGGTGAATTATTTTCTTCTTCTTCAAACAAAGCGTCAAATTTATCTGCTTTAAATGATTTTGGAGGTGTTTTTAATGTGTAGTTTGATTCTTTTTTAGGAGTAACTTTAACAACTACTTCTTCTTCATCTTTCCAAGGCAAATCATTTACTGGTGTTTTAACTTCTTCTTCCTCTACTTCATTTGCATCTTCTGGATTTAAAAAGTTTTGAAGAATTTCCTTTAATTTATCAAACTCATGTTTACGTTGAAGTTCTAAAATGTCTGGCTGTTCAGCTAACCATGTTTTGATAATTGTTTTATCTGTGCCTAGTACTGATGTTTTAGGTTTGATGCGAATAGATGATTTTAAGCCTTGACGACCACCAATGTCTCCTGTTACTGTTTCTAAAGTGAAATCACGACCTTCATTTATGTCTGTGTAGTCACCATAGTCTTCATCATCTGCAATGCCTAACAGTTGCATGTAAATTTCTTTACCAAATTCCCACAAACGAACGCCTTTGTCTTCTTCTCCACGTACAATAATAGGAGCAAACACTCTCATTTTTGGTTCAAGTTTTTTACTTAACTTCCAATTTTCTTTGTCGCTTGTTGTGCGAAGTTGTTTTACAAATTCTACAATTGGATCTTTGTCTCCCCAATTTGTTAAAGCGTAAATGGGAAATTTTGAAATACCGTAGTGTACAAATACTTCTTTAAATGGGTTTTGTTTGTCTAAAATAGACGGTACGATTCTGATTTGGAATTTGCCTTCTGTTTTGGGCTTCCACAATGACTTGGTGTAGTCAACTTTTTCTTTGCTTTTTCCTTGCGACTGTAGCGCACTAAGCTTACTTTTGATTGAGTTTAAATCCATCTTGTTTTTATTTATTGATTATTAATTTACTTAAATATACTACTTTTTTATTATTAGGCCAAATTTAGCTTATAAAGCTATAAAACATGCCTTTCTTTTTGTAGTGTTGAACTAGTATTACAAATCTGTTTATTATAAATATTAAACTTTATTTTCCTTTAACCCAATTAAGTATTTTTTGTATAAGAGTATCTTTAACTTTATCAGGCCATGGATCACCATTTTTATTAACTATTAAGTTAATGGGTATATTTTTATCTTGAGCAAATTTAATAATTTCCGCTCTAATAGGTGCAAATGTTCTATAATCATATTCCTCATCAAAATCATATTCACCACTTAAATCTTTTTTATGTGGTTTTTTATATTCAACAAGGATATCAACACTTTTTATATAGGTTAAAATTGATATTGTAAATAGTTTATTTGATACAGCTCTTTCTTCTGCTTCAAATTCTTCTTGTTCTTTTTCAAATCTTCCAGACCCACCGATCTGTGCATATGGTTGAATTTTATATTTATTACTCAATTTATCACCATCAACAGTAAATCTGACTTGAGGTCTTTGTCCAAATGTTGACACATCAAATCCTATATTATGATTATTGTGAAATCGCTTATCTCTAGTAAATGAAACTGCGTAAATAGGATTGGCTCTTGTACTGTCAGCTGCTTCTGTGGATTGTAATTGGTTTGATTGTAATATTTTAAATCCATTATTAAATGTAGTATAATGATATATGTCTCCTACCTGTTTTCCTTCAGTGATCTCTTTCAATAAATCAATCAATTTAATCATACTTATAAATATTATGTAAAAATATCTCCACTAATATTGGGGTAAGCTTTTCTTATTAATATTTTATTATTATTAAATCTTTTAGCTAAAGGAGTATTGTTTAAACTTACATTTTTTAATTTTAAATTTTTAGGAAGATCTTCTATACCAGTATCTGATAACCATAAATTTCCTCCTATTTTTATATTGTCTGGGAGGCGTTTAAGATTTGGATTATCTACTAATGAAAGAAGATTTTTAATATCAAGACCATCAGGAAGTGATTTGATATTTTTATTTATTAAAATTAAACTACCAATATTTAATTCATCTTTAGATAGAGGGATGTTTTTAATTATTTTCTTTTCTATTTGTTTATCTCTATTGTTAGATTTTAATGCTGTAAAATTAATTGATCTTTCTTCACCTTCCTCAGTATCATCAGCATATAGATCTGGGGTTAATGAGTATATTCCAGATTTAGGATGATATTTCTCAACTATTTTATTTATAAAAACTTCAAATGATTTAGGCGCAGTTCCATAAACCACACGTTCAGGATAATATATTATGTCCTTTTTATTTCTTATATTTATAAAAGGTTTGATAAACATTCTAGCTTGAGGATTACTTATGTTTAAATCATTTGCACCTATTAAATATGCTATTATAGTACCTTGTTCAATATCACAATTGATATATCGAGCATTATTACCGGTATATAAATTCATACATGAATCCCAGCCTCTATCTGTAGATGCACCCCCTCTGTCGTATGGACTTTTAGATATTACAATTAATTGATTTTTATCTTTAGAAGCTTCTCTATTAACATCATTGTTAAATTTTTGTAATAGTTCGGGATTAAATTTTTGTAGTATTTTTCCTATTTTAACTTCTCTGTCATATTTATCTATTGCTGTTCCTTTAATGTAATCTTTTACTTTAAAATTATTATCTTGTAGTGCTTTGATTATTTCAGGATTTGATTTAGACACATTAATTTCTTCGTCTTTTTCATCTTTTTCTCTAATGAATTTAAAATATAATCTGTCTCCAGTTTTATTAGATTTTATATATTCAGATGTATTTTTTAATTCATTAAAAATTTTATTTTGATATTGAACTACTTTATCAGACTTTTGTATAGAATATAATTCTTTAGCTTTAGATATAGGTAAAGCCTCATTTATTATATCTTTTAATAAATCTACCAATTTAATCATACTTATAAATATTAAAGATCTACTATCTTATAAATTTTTGTGTTTAATTGCTTTACATCTCCATGTTGAGTTAGCAAAACACAGTTTTTATAGTTTTGCCATTCTATTTTAAAGGTTGGATCAACTTCACCACCATTTAACTTTTTGATTAAATCATTCAATGCGTTGATTGTGTATAGAGTGTTGCTTTCTTTTTTTCTGTGTACTAATATTGTGTTGGCTGGAATTGAGTTGACGTTGCCTTGCTCTACATTGTATGTTACAACGTACTCATTTGTGGTTTTAACAAAAAGTACAAATATCTTCTTGTACATTATGTTGTAGGTGGATGATAAATTAACTATCAGTTCATCTATTTCATTTTGTTGGGTGAATGTAGCAAATAACCTGTTGTTCATAAAATCGTTGTCTGTTGTAAAGTCGTAACGATTATAAATATCAATTTGGGGCTCAAAAGCGATGTTTTCCATATGTTAGTGTAACAGAGCCATTGCTCCGTAGTTTTTACCTTTTGTTAGTTTAATTTTTAACTTATATTTGTTGAATACTTGCTTGATGTTTTCAAGTATGTTTTCTTCTTGTTTATAGTCTAACAGTATAGAATCGTAAGTGTACAGCACAATTTGCGTTTCTTTACCTTTTAGTATTTTTATAATGTCCCATATTATGCAAACATTAGTTGACGTTTCCAAATTTTGAAGCGTATAGTTAAACAACTTTTGTGGATTTATGTCTTTCAAGTCAGTGGTAAATTTGTGTCCTGAAATTGGACATTCAACATAGCCATTTGTTGTGTAATTTTCCCACAGTTTGTTTATGTGTTCTTCAATTAGTTGAAAGTAAGGAATGTGTTGATATTTTTTGTATATTCCTCCATATAGTTGTTTGAACATTAAAATCTTTGCTTCATTTACTTCTATGTTTGCCTCTTTTGCAAAGTACTCATATGGTGTGACATTAGCAAAGTCATATTTTACCAATTGGGCTGCTAATGTTGGGTGATATGAGCTTATGTCTATTTCAACAAAGCAATTGTTTTTAGGAACAAATGCCTTTCTACTGCCATTGTCTTTGTTTAACGCAGCAAAGTTGACGCCATTGAAGCTGTTGGAAGGTCTTCCTGTTGTGGTGTGTAAATTATATTGAGTATAAACCACATTATTGTGCATAAAAAACGCTTCATTGTTGATTTCAAAATGCTTATCGAAAATGTATTTGTCTGTTTTTAAACCATTTTTTTCAATTGAAAAAAACACACTTGTTAGTTTATTTAAAAACTTTACATTGTTTGGTTTTATGCAAACTTCTTTTACTTTATTGTATATAAGTTCACATTTTTCATAATGTTTTACTGTAGGAATAAGAATGTTTACGTTTTTTAAATTTTCATGTTTTTGATAGAAGAAATAATGAGCTGAAGTTGATGGTTCTACACATTCTGGCGAATTAAAGGAAATGTCTATTAAATTGGTTAAAGGAAAGTAATATACAAATGATTTTCTATCACGCACATATATTTCACTGTATTGTGCAAGTAAAGCGCTTATAGGCGCTTTATTCAGCGATAAAACCTCAGTATGATGAAGACATAATAAATATCCTTTATCATTGTTTAACGGTTTTAAATACAGTAAAGATATGTCATTTAATGAAGGGTGACAATTGTCACTAAAATAAATGGGTTCAATAAAAACTCTATTATAGTCTTTATTTAATAACTCATTTAGCTGTTCATTTGTTTCTACAATGTAAAACATAACCTTTTTAAAATTTATATTCTTAAGATACTAAAAATATCTTGGAAGGCCAAGTTTTAAAAAAAAGTAAAAGCACCCTAGATAGCGAATCTGTTGGGTGCTTTCATAGCCGAAGCTATAACGGTCCTAATCCGTATGTCTTTATTCTACTCCAGCATTTATTTTATCTCCTATTTTATTATATGCTTGGACTAAATTTAGTAAATTTTCATTGTTTTCTCCATCTAATTTTTTTAATGTAACTAAATCATTTAAAATTAAAAAGAATAAATCCTCAAATTCGTCACTGTGTAGTATATCTTTAGGATATTGTTTAGCTATATTCCATATTTTTTGTCCTAATTCTGTGCAAAATTGAACTATACCTTCTAATTTCCACTTTTCAGTAGAAAAGTCCTCCTCAGAGTTGGTCATTAATATGTTTTTAACATTAAATTTTCTATATTGTAAATATTCTGTTTTTAATTTTTCTAACTCATTTAATACTAATGGAGGCAATTCTTTAGGTAAGAAAGTTGCTTGAACCATTCCAAATGGTACTTCAATTTCTTTTTTACTGCCTAATAATTTTACTTTGTATGTTTTCTTCTTGTTGTCAATGTCAATAATAGTTCCAGCACCGTGTTTAATTACTGCTACATTAGAACCAATGTCTATACCTTTTGAAGCATCATTTGGATCAAAATTTTCTATAGAATTTAATAAATCATCTAAATAATCTTCTGAAATTATTTTATGAATTTCTTCTTTAATAAGTTGTTTTAACTGTGATTTTTTCATTTTTATTATTTTGCAAAATTTAGTGTGTCTTTTAATATCCTCCTCCACCTGACATTCCTCCACCTGTTGATGGTAGTGTGTTTGAAGTAGAAGATGGTTTTGAAGTGTCTTTAAATGATGGAGATGAGTAAGAAAATACATTAATAGGAGACAAATAAGCATGAGGTTCTAAAACGTGAGTTGCTCCAGCCATGTATCCTTTGTCAGGATGAATGTGATAAAATCCTATGTACATTTTATTGTCTTGAGTAGTTTTTAATTCATTTCCTTTAGTGTATAAATTGGACGCTTCAGGATATTTATAGTATTTAGTAAAATCCATTTTTAAAAATTCTGCTAAATTTTGAATTCTTAATTTATTAGAAATTCTTTCAACAACATTTTGATTGTTTTTAGCAACTTGTTCTCTGTTACCTTTAAGTGTCCATGTTAAAGTAAAAGGTTGATACAATTGCCAAAGAATTGATGAATCTTTTTTTACTAGTTTATCGTATGTATCTTTATTTATTTCTAAGTAAATAGTTTGGTTTGTTTTTTTACAAAAATATCTTCTCATTCCTCCATTTGTGTAGTCTAAAGAGTTAGGGGGATTTGGGGATGATGATGGAAGATAAATTATTAAGTTAACATCTATGTTTTTTAAATTTATATAATTAGATATTTCTGTTGATGCTTCAGATAAATTAAATTCAACTAAATTATTTTTTTCTAAAATAACATCTTGTCCTTCACCTGCTGGTTGAGGAATTAGTAAAATATTAGGTTTATCAGAAGGTGACTTTCCAGTAAATACTTCTCCATTTGAAATTTTATAATAGTATCCTATGTATAGTGTTTTATCTGTGGAAAGAACATATATGTCACTTGGTGGATTTCCATTTGTGTATAAATTTGTTTTAATTTGTGATTTTGGATAATACATTTTTTTATGGTCTAAAGCCTCCTAAATATCTAAAGCAAAATGTTTTTGTTGGATTTTTTTTCGTAATTTTCGACCAACTTTTAACAGTATAATTTTGTTGTATGGTTCCTTTTCTACTACCATTATATCCACTAGATGTATTTGAAATTACATCATATGTTCCATCAACATTTGTAGTGTCTATTACTACACCTACATGGCCTGATACTGTAGCAGAAAATCTTTCAGTTATAATAATGTCTCCTGGTTTAGCATCTTTTAATGAATATTGATCCCATAATGAAGGATTGTTAGTAAAAAATGCATATAAACCAGATGTTCCTACACTTCCAGGAAACTTAGCAATAGGCCATGTTGAAGGAACAGAAGATTGTTTTTGAGTAATAGAGTATCCTGTAGCTCTGTAGAATATTAAAGAAACAGCTGCTGCACATCCCATATTGCCACTGTCTACAATATTTTTTGGTGGTGCAGGTGGTGGTGGTGCTGGATCATAAATATCAAAAGTGACAGCATCTAGGTTACATTTAGCTGACGTAACTATGTTTCCTATCCATTTTGTAATTCCTCCTCTATAGTCACCATTTGGATGTGAACTTACAGTAGAAATTCCACATGATGTTACTAGTCCTGAAGATGTTTTAGCTGGTGTTTCTTTTTTTGCTAGTAGTGGTGCAGTATCTTTAGAAGGAATAACGTCTTTTTTAACTACTACTGGATCTTTAACTGCAGATGATGCTTCTGCTTGTTTAGAAATACAATATGAATCTATTTTAGTTAGCCATTTATTGTCTGTTACTTCATGTGTTAAATTTTTAATTAAAAATTCTACAGTTTCTGGATAGTTTGAAGGTAAAAAATCAGTGTTAACTGTAAATTTTTCATTTATTTTCATACCTGATAGCCCATCCATTGTTAAAGATAGGTTAAAAGGTATAAAACCATCTCTTGTATTAGATGGAGGAGGTGTAGGTTCATCAGCTTTTCTTGCTTTTAGTTCTTTTAATTTTTGTTCTAAATCTATAAGTTCTTTTAAAGATGTTTTATGTAAATTAATATCATCAATGTTATATTCAACACCATCCTTACTATGATAAAATTCAGCTGTGTAGCTCATATCATATAGAAATTTTTCAAATTCTTCATTTCTAATTTTTAAAAGTTCTTCTGTTTCTGCAATTGTTGATTTATCTTCTTCTTTAAGTAACTTTTTAGGATCAATTATATTTACTACTATTTTTTTATATCTGTCTACTAGTCCTTTATTTATTCTAGACAATGCTGTGTTTTCTTCTCCAACTACGGATTTATTTGCTGCTGCGCCTACTGTTATCATAGTTGAAAAGGCAGGTGTAAGTTCTGTTTTAAAAGTAAAGTCTTTTATAAAACCAGCAGATGAGCCACTGTATCCAAACAATTGAAATTTAGCAAGATCTGTTGAAATTTTTTGAGATGAATCTTGATGGGCATATGGAAAAAGAAATACATTATTATTCATAAATTCTAATACTGTGTCTCTATTTTTTAAAGGATTTTTGTCTATGATTTTAACCATGTTAAGTGTTTCATCAATAAAAACATCTAAATTGTTTAATCCTCCTAAACCTTCACTTATTCCATCTAATATCTTTTGCAAAAAATCAATTAATAATACATCTCCTTGTTCGTCTTTATTATTGTCTATAATTTCTAAAATAAATCTACTATTAACAAATACATTCATTATTTTACCATAACTTCCTATTGTTTTAAGGTTGTCACTTATGTATTTTCCTCCATCTTGAGGTAAAGTAGGTGGAAATTGTCCTTTATCTGTTGGAGCAAAAATATATGGAAATTTTAATGTATCACTAAATTCTTCATTTCCTGGGTTATAACTAAGATCTATTGTTCTGTTAACAACACAAATTTTTGGGTCAAAACTTACTTGTCTATTATAAGCATTTATAATGTTAGTTTCTACATCATAGTCAAATCTTAATCCTGGTTTAGCTGGTGCATTAGCATCTACTCCTTTTTGTTGAAAAACAATAACATCTTGTAAAAATTGAAGAAATGTTCCTAATCTTACATATGTAAAAGGATCTGTTGCATCTAGACCAACACCATTTGACATAGCATTATCCCAATTGATATTAATAAAATCTCTTTGGGTTTGAATCTTAAAATCATTAAGATTCATATTCATATTAATTGGAGGTGATTTTAGAGCATTTAACTTTTGTAAATAAGGAACACTTGACCATCTATCTGATGTATTAATACCTTGTTTATGTATAGAAAATACAAAACCAGCTGTTTTATCTGTATCAGCGATTAATTTTGAATATATAAGATTAGCAAGTATCTGACCACCTGTTTGGTTATATGATGTAGCTTGCTCTGCAGTAGATATTTCTATTAAAGGCATAGATAAAAAATCTCCAATAGCTGATTTTCCACGTGATAGGATGAATTGTTGTTGGATAGTAATATTTTCTGATTCTAAATTTATTTTTTGTTTTTTAGTTTGAATTGGGGACTTTGAAGCTACATTTACTTTTAAAGACTCAATTATGTCTCCAATGCTAGCTAAGTTAACTTCTATGTCGTAACTTCCATCTTTGTTTACAGACCAATGAAAATTAGTAACTTTAGCAAACATTGCATCATAATTTCCTTGAGAATCTAATCTGTTTTGATGAATTCTTTGTAAAAAATCATCATAATTAAAATGTTTAAACTTTTCTCCTTTATCAGGAGGAGGATTTTTTATATTTCCACTACCTCTTAAAAAATCATCTGCTAAACTCCAGTTGTTTGTTGTTAAAGGATCATACTTATTATCATTATCTAAATATATAGCATTTCCCCATTCTAAAAGAACTTGAAATCCTAAACGTAAATATAAAACATCTATTATTTCAAATTGAACTTTATTGTGGGCTCTTATTTTAACAACTGCTCGTCTTAATGAACCTCTGTTTTCATGATTGACAGTCATAGAAGTAATGCCCATCATTGGATTAATGCCAAAGTCTGTTCCTCCTATGCCGTAGGCGTAGTTTCCTCCATCAAATGTATTAACAGGACTTACTCCACTTCTAAGTAACGCAGATGGTTCATCTGTTCCATTAAATAAAGTGTACTTTTTAGCTAAGTTATTTTCTGTTAGATTTAGTGCTTGAATAGAAGGATTATTGATTTTACTAACATCAGGTATGTTAACAGAAGATAAAAGTTTAATCCATCCTGTGTTTGCATTTAGTACTAGTATTTCTTCATTAGTTCTTGTAGCTCCAGCATAACCTGAGCCGTAGGTTTTTTGTCTTCTATTTATTTGACCTATTATTTGTTCTGGTAAACCTTCTCCAAAAATGTTCATATCATAAACCGTTTAAAAATTTAAAACTATTTAACACTGCTATGTAATTAGCAGGTATTCTTATTTGTAGTCCTTCAGGTATAACTAAAGAATCTTGTGGTAAGTCTGAAGGTAATGTTGTTCCTGCTATTGCTGTGTTTGCTGTTGATATAATCCACCATAGTGAACTGTCTTTATAGTATACATTTGCTAAAACATCAAATCTGTCGCCTTGACTTGTGTATACATAAATATCGTCACTTGTAGTAGGAATTTCAGGATAGCGTACAGTTTGATAAACTTGTTTTTTATCAATTGTAATAGTGGATATGTTTTGATAACGGTTCATTGTTTCTTATTTTTGAATGGAAGCAGTGAAAGCATATGAAGATGAAAGTGGACTTATTGCTATAAATGGACTTTTGTCCCATATTCCTAATTCTGGAACAAAAGTGTGAATTGGAATAAATTGAAATCCTTTAACTTTTATTAGGTGTGGAAGTTGACTTGTAGTGTCATCATCATCTCCTTTACTACCTATGCCTATTTCCCAAGTAGCATTATCTTCATTCATTTCATAAGAAAAACCAGTTATAATACCAGGTTGTTGAAAAAAATATCCTCCTATAGTTAATTTAACTATGTTTCCTCTCATGTATCCTTTACTACTATAATCTGGGGCGCAAATTGAAGCTAAATAACTTAATTTTTTATACATTGGAATAAGTTCAGCTTTTGATTGGGCAGCTACTGTCCAAGATAATGAAACTTTTCTGTCAAATCCACTATAAGTGTAAAAATTTTCTCCTCTTCCTACATATCTTTCACCTTTCCACTCTGCTGAAAAGGAATCACTTATGCTGTCTAAAAAAGCTCTAAATTGAATAGTATCGGTTGCTGTTGGAACATTATTTGATATTTTTTCTATTTTAAAAGGAATTAAATCTTTATTTTTATCATTTATGTCACTAGCATTTATTTTGTCATATGAGTTAAAGGATGCTGCTCCTACAGGGATTGTTGATCCATTTCCTGCTCCCTGATCATAAAATTGTAAATTTTTGCCATTTCTATTTCCTGGATCTCCTAATTTTGCTTCTATATTTTTTTCAGTATAATCTGGGGCCATAGCTATTTCAGGAAAATTTTTACTTCTTAATAATGCTCTAAAATCACCTGGTGTAGTTAGACCTATTTTACCTATATAAATTGATGAACCTGAAGGTTTTGCAGTTTTATCTCTAACATCAGGGATATTTAAAATTTCTGTATAAAGATATGTTTGGGGTTCATTTGAAGAAATTTGATCAAAAATTGTTCCTCTTTTATCTTTAGATGTAAATTCTTTAGCTTTTGTTTCTAAAGAAATGATAGAAGTTCTTCTATCAAAATATATCTTATCTTGTTCATATTGTTCATATGGGGGTGTACCTAATGGAAAAGAGCTAACTATGTCTAATGATACACCTAGTGGAATTTGTTTTTCTTCAATAGATCTAAGTAAGGGAGTGGTAAAAACTGAATACTTAGATTTTCCTTGTGAAGTAAAAAAACCTGAGTTTTTTAATTCTATATTATTTTTACCTGTTCTTACACTATTTTTTCCATTACCAGTAGCAAATTTAATATTAGTTTTTCCAATTCCTAAAATAGATCCAGGGCCTCCAGGATATGATAAAATGTCTGATTGGATTTTTTCTGAGATTAAAAGATCATTGTATAATTCTAACAGTCTATTTCGTTTATTTGTAGTGATAGTAGTTAATGTAATAAATGAATTTGATGAAGCCTCAAGATCTGATGATGTAAAAGAGGTAAAAGCAGGTAGTGATGTTTTTGTTTCTGTTGTTGGTTTAAGTTCACGTTTATTTGTATCTGTTACTGCAAAAAAGTATCCTCCCAATGATGTAGGATCTGTTGCTCCTGCTCCTACTCTAAAATTTTCAAATGGGTTTAGTCCTTGTTTGTTAGTGTGCAATCCAAAAGCAACGTCTCCTGCTTGAGCTAAAGTGCCTATAGGAGTGTATACTCCTTCATTTAACTTTCCACTAGCTTGAGTTTTTACTGCTGTTCTAGAAAGTAAATTTTGTTTTGCTATAAATAAAAGACCACTAGGGTTTCTTACGTCAAAAAAATATTTTGACAGTCTTTCAACATCTTTAACAGAGTTAACAACTGCTTTAAGACCTCCTCTTACAACAAAATCTTGATTTAAATAGCCTAATCCACTTGACTCTTTGTCAAGAGCAGGAATGTCAGATTGAACGTAAGGTTGGTTGCTGCTGCCACCAGCAACTCTATCTCTACCAAACTTAAGATCTCTTAGATTAGTTGTAAGATCTATTAGTGGCATAGCCTATTGAGGTAAGTTGTTAAGGTATTGAGTTGGTGTTGCTCCGTTTAAGTCTAACTGTGATGGTTGAGGTAAAATATTATTTGTACCATCATTGTATGCTTGATAAGCAGCATTTACTGTTGAAAAGTCAGATCCATCTACTGAATATCCTGGAGCTGCTCCATCTGCGTGCAATTTAGATAATGCTGTTGCTCCTTGATTAGTAGGAGGTGTTACTCCATTTCCATAAGAAAATGTAGAGCCGTTAGTTGTAAGTTGATTTAAAAGTCCCATGGTATGTATTTTTGTTATAAATATGACTAAATATATGGTTTATTATATATATCTTTTCCACTTTCAATAAATGTTAAATATGTGCCATTTGGGCTAAAACTTTGAGTAAATTTTGAAGGTGATGTTGATGGTTCAGCAAAATGTCCTCTTATTGGTGAAGTGTGTGTGGTTGTTAAAGGATATACTGTTGGATCATTAAGTGGATTAGTAGGAAATCCTCCATTTACTCCAGTATGTTCAGTGTCTAAATTTGTAATAGCTAAAATTCTTGGAATGTTTAAGTCATTTGACAAGTCACTGTTGTCTACAAGTAAGTTGTTTATGTGACTTAAGTAAGTGTCACCATTTCTTGCAAAGTTGTATATTTGATGAAAAGGCACAATTGGGCCTCCAGGATTGCTAAAAATGTTTGGTGTGCCTGTTACAGTAGCAGGATACTGTGTTGTTAAGTCTGGATTAAGTAAACTTCCTAACATTGTTGAACCTTGAAGTGTATATTTAGTTAATAGTCCCATAGTTTATGCTGTTGTGTAATATTGATTTTGTATTTGACTTATTCCAGATGTTGGTGTTGTAGGATTAACAGTGACATACACTGGTGTTGGAGATTGTTGTGTAAATTGGTTTGAGGAAGTATTAGTTGCTCCACCATTACCTCTAAATGATGCATTACCAACAGCTACCATTTTTTGAGGAGTTACATATATGTTGTCTTCTTTAGCCGGTTTATACATTGTTCCTTTTGAAGTAATAGTTCTGTCTGGACCTTGTCCTTCTGCTGGAAAGTTTCCATCACCCATCATTTTACTATACATGCCCATTCCTATTGCTGTTGCCCCGGCCATTGCTGCTATAGCTAATATTGGTCCTATATAAGGAATTTTAGCTACATTTTCACCTACAGATACAACATAACCATACATACTTTTTAAAAAGTTTTTAGCCGCAATAGCTCCATTTCTTAACATCACCAATCCTCTTTTTTGTTCCATTGTAAGTCCTATTCCTGTTAAAATATTATAAGCACCTTGTAAAGCTACCATAGTTTTTTGAACTACCATTATTGTTTTTGCTATAGCATAAAATGAAGCTATTGCTACTACTATAGGAGAAATATATTTAAGTACTGTTCCAAATCCTCCAGCTATTGTTCCTACAACACCTGAAATAACAGACAAAACAGGCAGTAAGGCATCCATAATAGGAGAGATTATAGCCATTATTGGCTCTGCTATAGACACAAATATTTCTTTCATTTTTTCAACAGCCATTGTTAATCTTTCTTGGGCACTTTGTTGTTTCATTAAGTTATCATAACCAGTTTCAGCTATTTGTTTTTCAGACATTCCTTGAGCACGAGCTGTACTTAATGCAGCTTGAGCATCAGCTAATTTGTCGCCTGATAGATTTTTTAGTGCTTCTTGATCTGTTAAAGTAGTAGCTAATTCATCACGTCCCATTCCAACAGCTGCAGCTATTGCCTCTTGTTGAATGCGATTCATTTTTCCAAATTCAGCTGCTGTTCCAAAGTTTTTAGCTAATTCTCTAGACAATCCTTCTGTGTCATTAGTTAAAGCATATAAACGAGCTTGTTCTAAATTTAAATCTTTTCCTGTTATTAATTCTGCAGACAATTCATTGTTAATAGAAGATTCAAAGTCTAATAATGAACCTGCTATTTTGTCAACTTGTGATAAACTCATTCCTAAAGCTTTTGCTTGAGCTGCTGCTGCTCCTAATTTTTCACCACTACCCCCTAATGAAAGTTTAATTGCGTCTGATGCTTTTGCAACATCTCGCATTATGTCTTTTTCATTTAGTAAAACTTTATTGTTTAAACCAGTTACTTTAGCAGCATGTAGTAAACTTGAAACGTTTTCATTTAAGTTTTTTCCTGTAGCTAAACTTGTTTTTTCAATTCCTAATAATTCCTCATTAGTGAAACCTGCTTGTTCTCTTAATTTAGTCATGGCTATTAAGTCTCTTTCACTTGCCATAGCATTAGAACCTAAAGCTTTACCAATAGCCATCATAGATTCTTGTAGTGCCCTTGTGTTTAAAGCAGCATCACCAGATAAATTACCTATTTGTGTAAGTTCTTCTCTTACATTTGCAGCTTCATTATATGTCATGTTGAAACCTTTAGCTAACTCTCCTGCTCCTTTATCAACACTTATTAAAGTATCAACTATTTGTGTTATAGCAAAATCTAATAGATTTGTTAAGGTTAGTTGTGCTTTTAATGCATTTCCTATATTTTTATATTTAGAAGTTTGGGTTTCAAGTTCTATATTTTGAGATTTTAATAATAAATTACTTTTTAAAAGTTCTTTTTTTCTATCTCTTTCAACTTGAGATAAATATTGATAAGGTCTTTGTAAACTTTTTAATTCATTATTATTTTCAGCTATTGCATCCTTATTAAGAAGAATTTGTTTTCGAGCGTTTTTAGTTTTCTCAATTGCATCATTAAATGGTTGAGATAAATCACCAAAACCTATTTTTGATAGAGCTTTTGTTACTCCCCCAACACCTGTTCCTAATAAACCTATTTCTTTATTAACTTGTTTTTGAATTTCAACTGTTCTTTCAATAGATTTATTAAATTTTTCTTCTGCGTCTATTGCTTGGTTAAGTTCATCCAGATTTTTTCCTGTAAGATTTCCCATGTTTTTAATGGTTATTAATTCATTAAATTTTGTTTTGGCTTGTCTTTGTAGGTTCTTAAGTTGTTTTTCACTTAAGTCGGATTCTCCTTTTCTATAATCTGAAACTTTTTGTGCTATACTCGCAATTCCATTAAGAGATTTTTTAGCATCTGAAAGGTAATTTTTTTGATTTGCTAATTCATTAACACTATCTTTAAATGAATTATATACATAATTCAAATCTGATGACATCTCACGAACTTCAGCACCTAAGCCAGAAAGTAATGCTTTAGCTTTTTCTAAATCCTTAATATCAAATGGAGTTAATGGATTTTTTCTAAGCTCAGCTCTAAGTTCATTTATTTTCTGATTTATGTCATTAATATCGTCAGTCATTCTATAAAATGTTTATTTATTATAAATATTAACTATTTATACTTTGTTGATTTACCTGAAGGAGTAACAGGTTTTGAAACACTATTCCAATTTTCACGGCTAATTTTACCAGAAGAATCCATTAGTGTGGATTTGTTAGAACCTCCATTAGAAGCATTTTCAGATGCTTCAGATTCTTTTTTGTAAAAATCATTGATTTGGTTAAATGTAAATTGACGTAACCAGCGTGGCATGTTGTAAATTGTATTCCAGTCATATCCACCTTTACCATGAAATACTATTTCATGTATTTGGGTAAATAGGTTAGATCTTGCAATAGGTGCTGTGTTAGAAGTCAGGCCAAAAAAACTTAATCCCAACTGGAATATCGACTCCAACTGAGTCCCTGTCGGGAAAAAAAGTCAGATCTACATCTGGTTGTGTTTCTTTAATATGTTTTCTTAACTCTCGTGAGTCTCGAGCTAACAAGTGTTTGTCTACAAACTCTCGAATTGTTTTTACTTCTCGATCTCCTCCAACAGATGTAATCATATATTTTAAACGTGTAGAAAGTTCAGGTGAAGCGTTTTTATTTATTTTTTTAAGACTGTCTAATTCTGTTGTAATTTTTTTCTCATCACCATGAGTTAATATTTTATAAGTGATGTTTACACCTGTAGATGGTAAAGTAAAGTCAAATTCATTAACACCTTTATTTTTTAATTCAAATGGTTTATTTTCAATTGTTGATAAATCTACAGTATGTTCTTCTCCATTGTAGTCAAATGAATAGTCTTTACCATATCCTAAAATGCGAGCAGCTACCATTATAGCATTTTTATCTCCTACAATTAAGTCACTGTAGTTGATTTTAGACACAATTAAAGCTTGCATTACTTTGTCTAATACTGTGCCTTTTTGAATGTAAGACTGATTGGTTAAAATGTCCTCTTCCTTAGCTGTCATGTATTTCATGGTAATTTTACCACTTGACAAGATGTTGTCTTCAGGATAAACTAAGCCTTTTGATGGCAATTCAATTTCTTCTGTTGGAAAGTCATATTTGACTTCATTGGTATTTTCCATAGATTTTATTAATGTAACTTATTGTTCATATATAAATATACGAAAAAAAAAGAAACCCACCAAGTTTAAGTGAGTTCTTGTTTAAGTGTTTCTATTATTTGTTGTGGGTTATTGTTAATGTCTGTTTCCCAAAATCTAAGTAATTTAAAACCGTTGTCTTTAGCCCATTGGTTTTTTTGTTTGTCACGTTTAATATTCTTTTCTTGAGTTTTACATATTGGACCATTAGGATATTTAAGAGGATTACAATGATAAAAATCACCATCTACTTCAATCAACATATTATATTTAGGTAAATAAAAATCATAAAATGCTTTTATAGGTTTAGTATAATATGAATGGATATTTTCAATATTTTGTTCAAGTAATATATTTTGGAATGTTATTTCTAATTTGGAAGTATGTATTTTATCTTCTTTTATGATTCGTTTCATTGCTGAATCGCTCATTTTTAATTTAGTTTTTTCTGATTGTATTCTGCCTACTCCAAATCCTTTAGGTTTTGGTTTGGGTACACCTAAAGCTCCTTTAGATATTTTTTTACCTTGTTCTACCCAATCTTTATTTTTAATAGCATCTATTATATAATCATATTCACCTGAAGCAAATTTTGCTTTACGTGTTGCAATAATTTTAGCTACACGTTTGGGGTTTTTAGGATCTCCAAAATGTCCTTCTTTTCGAGTATTATGTCCAACTATAAATTTATAAAAATCCCCATATTCAGGAGCATATTTGGTTTTATTACCACACCCACACTTACATAATGGATTTATTCCATTATATTTTACTTGAATAAGATATTCAAGAAATCTTAGTTTATGATAAAAAGAAGTATGTTTACTTAACTTTTGTTGTTTATCGGTTTCATAATTACATAGTTGACATTTAAGCATAAAAAATCCTCCTCATTTATTATAAATATGCGAGGAGGATTTAAGATCGACTTGGATTGTGCTTCTCTAATCTAAAAATTGAGAATGCAATAATCCATTGATAAGTTAACTGTTAATTCTTGAGCTGCTGCTTCATCATCCCAACTGTAGTCTCCAAATTTTGCAGATTTAATAAATGCTCCTTTAATAACCCATTCAGATACAATGTCTCCTACTGGTCCTAAAATGTTGATTGTTACGTCTTTCTTGTAAAAATCAGAGTAACCATCGCGGCCTGTAACAGACTCATGATGTAAACGTACCCATTCCATTACTGATTGAGCGCCTGATGGTGTAATAGGATCAAACAATGTCATTTCAATGTCATCCCACTTAGCTTTACCTTTAATTTTACGGTAAACGTTAATGTGATTTAAGACAATTTCCTCCATTGTTACACCCACAGCTCCAATCTTTTTAATTGTGTAAGCTGGAATTCCATCCACATACATAATAAAGCGATTTTTTACTTTAGGTTCAAATGCGGTGAAAAATATTTCGTTGGGACTTAGTACTGCCATTTTATTTTATGTTTTTGTTTATTATAAATATTATATTTTTAAAAAATTATGCTCCAAAAGTAGCTCCTGTTGGTGTGATGTTGAAGTCTAAGTAAATGAATTCAGCTGTTTTAGTTGGTTGAACAAATATTTTACCTACCAATTCATTTCTGTCAATTACATCAGGTGTGTTGTTTGTTTCATCCATAATTACTTTGAAAGCATACAATCCTTGTCTTTGTTGAACAGATGTTAAGTAAGGATTTGTTTGGCTTAAAAATTGATTTCTTGTAGCAATAGTGTTTTGTTCAAATACTAAATTAAGAGCTATTTGAGAAATGTATGATTTTAAAGCAATCAACAAACGTCTAACATTTACTCTGTCTAAAGCACTAGCTCTAGTTTGTAGTGTTTTTTGTCCATATACTACTATGCCTGTTCCTGGGAAGGTTGCAATTGGATTTACTTTTCCATTGTATAAAGTGTCTCTGTTTGCAGCTGAGAGTTTTTGTTCAACTCTAACTACTTGTGACAGTCCTCCTCTGTTTATTCCTGCAGGTGCAAACCAAGGCTCAGCTACTGAGTCGTTGTAAGCATATACTCCTCCAATTACTGTTGAAGCAGGTACCCAAACTAATTCTCCTGTAGAAGGATCTACTACTTGGCACCAAGGCCAGTATTCAGCAGCATATGATGTGTTGCGAGTAGAAGCTTGAGCTGTTACAGCACTTACTACTTTACCATAAGCTACAGGATCAACTACATATATGTTGTCTCCTCTATTTTGTGTATTTGTAATAATAGATGTTACTTGTGCAGTATAATCTGCATCATATAAACCTGGTGTTAACAATACATTAAATTTAAAATCATCAGTATTTGATAAGAGATTAATCATGTTAGTATAATTTCCTCCACTTAGTCCTTGTGTATCTGTAGAAGAAATATTATGATAGAATTTAGCTCCTGTGGTTAATCCACCTGCTGCTTTAACATTACCTGTTGCTCCACCAAATGATCCACTTGTGTTTATTAAAGGAAGAGAAGCAGTATATGCATCTTTAGCTATTCCATTATTGTCAAAATAATTTAATGTTGTGATATTTACACTTTTTACTCTTATGTAATTTGATCTATTAGCATATGAGCCTGTAGTATCAATTTGTATTGTAGCATTATTATAATTTTGAACTTGATCACCAATTACACGAGAAATAAAATTTGGTGAATTTGGATCTAAAGATAACATTGTAAATGTCTCTAACACAGTAGGTGTAAGAGCATTATCATCACCTCTTCTAATTAATAGATCAAATGTTCCAGAACTAGAGTTTGTATTTACAATCTGCCATCTTACATTATCTTTAGATCCACTTATTAAAGCGCCTGCTGTTTGTGAACCTGTATTATTCATGATTACACCTTTAGAAAATGTTTCTAAAGTAAATACTTCATTTAATGAACCTGAATCTTTAATAGCTGTTCCTGAACCTGTAAGGGTAGAGGCAGCTGTGTAAGATCCGCTTACTACTCGAGCTACTAGTAAAGATGTTCCACCATTAACAAAGTAGTTGTAAGCAGCAATTGAAGTAAAAAATGTAAATGTTTTACTATCTGTAGCACTTCCACTTTCAAATGTTGTACCAAATGTATTAACATATTCGCTAAATGTAGTAACAATTGTTGGAATTTCAACTGGACCTTTAACTGTTGGTCCAATGATTGCTGCTCCAGCTGTTACAGGTCTACGAGATACAAAAGATGAATCGTTTTCTCTTGCTAAGACTCCAGGTGATATTAATGTTTCTGCCATTGTTTATTATGTTTTATTTTGTTATAAATATGATGAAACATATTAAAATACTAAGCGCTTATAAATTCTCCCTTTTCAAGATTTATTGAACCATCGCCGTATTTTTTCTGTAAAGTTTCACCAATTGTGGTTTCTTCTTGACGTATTTTTTTAAGTTCTACTATTAAATATTCTTTTTGCAAATTAAATTCTTGAATTCTTAATTCAATTATTCCAAACTGTTCAATTAGTTGAAGTCTTTTTTCTTGAACTTCTTTTAATTGTGTAATTTCTTCTGCTGTTAAAACTTTTGTTGTCATAAATTTTATTTTGTTATAAATATTATTAAAGTTGGGCGGGTGGAATTGTTTCTGATGTAAATGTAATTTTAACTTTGTCTGGTAATTTTTTTAATGCTGTTATGTCTTTTTGTAATATGTCAGGAATTATATATCCGTTTAGTTTTATGTTAAATGTACTACTTACTGCTCTTTCTTCTTTATCTGATATTTCTGTTTTTATAGCAAACGAATCAATCATCGCTCTAAATTGAAAACGTGCGGGGTCACCCCAATATGAATCAGATGCATATCCAATTGCTTCAACAATTTTATTTAGTTGATCCATGTAATAAGTGTTGATGGCACAACTGTAGGTTAAGGTTATGTAATCAGGTACTACAACTGCATAATTTACCTTTTGAGGAACAACATTGTTTAACACATTAAAGTTGTCATATGCATTTTTAGAACTGTATTTTTTTCTGTGTAAAGCTAAATTGTTGGGATTGTTGGCGTCTAATTTATTAGCTATAGATCTTACCTTATCAATACTGTCTCTTTTAAACATTATTATAGGCATCATAATTCTACCTTGAACATCTCTATAGTATCCGTCTTTTTGAAAGGATTTCCATTTTTCAGGTGAACCATATATTATAGGCACTTCAATTCTTTCACCATTTTGTATTACAGAAGGTTTAATAACATTTGTAAAGTAGTAGAAAATAGATTCATCAATGTCTTGAATTCCTATAGAAAATGGTTTGGTAGTGTCTCCTTTAAAAGAAAGTTGATCTCCTCTATTTTTTCCATTTGCTAAATTAGGATTTCCTAATCCGGTTTGTTCATAAGGAACTTGTTGATCAACAAGAAGTTCCTTTTGTGTTTTTGGAATTGGTTTTCTACCTCTGGTTGCCATTACAATCTTGATTTAATTAAATTTAACCTATCTGAAGGAACATAATGACATTCACATGCTACACTAACATTGTATCCAAAATTTTCTAGTCCTGGATTTAGTGGGTTTATGGAATTTGGAAAGTCAGGATCTTTGCCTGCAAAAAATTGTGTAATATTTGTATTATCTACTTCCCAATAACTTTCTTGATATAATATAACATCTCCTACTTCAGGATGTGTGTTTGCATCAACTAAATCATCTCTTAAAAAAGCGAAAGTCATTGGCCAATCAAAACCTACACCTAATTCGCTTGTAGGACTTGTATTGTCACCAACAGTTATTAAAGCATTTAGTAAAACTGGTCCGTCAAAAAATCTTCCTCCAGACGCTTCACCGTATAAATTTACTGTTGTTTTTTGCAAAATGTATTTGTAAAAAGAACACTGTTGAGAAATAACGTTGCCCATTACTTCTCTGTTCATTCCTCTTATAAATGAGATGTCTCTACTAGATCCAAAAAGTGCCATATTTTACGTTTTTAGCCTATAAATATAGTCATAGGAGATTTTCCAAGTTCAATCATAGCAGCATCTCCTTCTGCTTGTCTTCTTACTAGTAAAGATTGACGAGAAGTTTCATCCATGTATAATCTTAATCTTTCTATTAAAGCTGTTTTTTCTGCTGTTGCAGCTGATATTAAGTCTGATTGATTAAGTGAAATTTCCTTTCCTGGAATTGGAATTTGAGCGTATTTTCCTCTAACATATCCTAACATTTCTTTACACAAAGATAATGTGTATTCAAATATCCATTGTCTGCCTATAGAATTTATTTGAGAATATGAGGGATTTGTAAAGTTAGCATTTGAAACATTAGTTACTGATGATCCTGCCTGAGTTATAATTGAATTTGTTCTTTCTTCAAGGCTAATGTAGTGAAACCAAATGTAGTTTCCAGTGTAGTCTGGAATTGGAAATATTCTTAATTTATTGTTTACTAGTTCAAATGAATAATCTGACAATGCAACTTGATTTTGCAATTCAATTGCTTGAGTTGTTTGAATTAGTAAACTTGTAGGATACATAAAGTAACCTGGAACTCCATTAGCAAAAGATGCTCCTCCAACTGCAGGAACTCCTCCAAGTCCTGAAAATAAGTTTAATCCATAAAGTTGATTAACAGCAGGAGTTGGTTGGTAAAATACTCTTTTTATTTCTATTCCCCCAGTTATGTTGTTGTCTAAAGCCCATTGGGTTAAATTGTAATCTTGAATGCTTGCTGTAGTTGCTATTGAGCCACTGTGATAATCTACATATCCTCCTACTCCTGCTTCTGAGCCATATTGCTCTGTCAATTTAATTACATTAGCCATACTTGGAATGACAGTAGCATGGTTCATGTTAGAAGAGGTAGGAGATCCAGCTATGTTTAATAAATTATCTCTTACTTGATAAGCGTACAATTCATTTCCATATGTTGTAATTGCCTCTTCAAAAGCTGTGTAGAAGTTTAAATCTTGCAATTCAACTTCCATTATAGGATATCCTAAACGTCTAGCACAAAAAGTAGTTACTTTATCTGCGTCAGTTTGAAATTGATAGTCATTATCATAAAATCCAAAAGGAGTATTACCTGGAAAAAATGAACTAGAACCGGGATATATAGGTACATTCATGAATTATGATTTATTATAAATATGACAAAGATTAAAGTAATTCTTAGTTGAAGCAAGGATCTGCAACTAATCCAAATGTTGGATATGTAATAGGATCTACAATTGACGGAGCATTTTTAGCTATGCCATTTGGTGATTGGTTTATGTATCTAATGCCAGAGTTGCCTCCTTTATCTGAGTTAGGAGTTAGCATGAGTAATTGTCCTTTTCTTGTTAAACTACAGTCTGATGTATTTACAAATTTTGCTGTTTTTTCAAAAGTGTCTTGAAAAGTAATTGTGTATGCTGTACCTGATGTACTAGACTGTATTGTTGTTTTTTGTTTTGGACTTCCACTAAAAAATTTATTCATTGTTAAAGTAGTACCAGCAGGTGCTAGCACTATATTCCATGCTATTTTATCCATGTTTATTAGGGTTGTTGCTAGTGCTATTAATAAAGTACTTCCTGTAGTTGTAACTTTTCCAGAAGTGTATGTTAAGGTACCTGTGTTATAGCGAAATTCTGCTGAGTCAGATATTGTTACATCTCCTGCTATTTCAAGATTATTTCTTAATTGAGTAGTAGATATTCCAGTAATAGTTCCTCCTGTTATTTTAATGTTTGTAGTTCCTGCTATTATTGTAGTAGTGCCTCCCATTGTAATACCATTACCAGCATTTATTGTATTTCCATTTATTGTTGTGGTTGTGGTTGTTGTTCCAAGAGTTAACATTCCTGATAAATTAAGATTTGATGTTAATGTGATAGTTATTGCACTGGTAAAACGAATACTAAACCATGTCATACCTGATGTGTTTAAGGTAGTAGCAGCAGCAGAAATAAATAATTGCGAACCAGCTGTTGTAATGGCTCCTGAAACCCATGTCATTGTATTGTTGTTAAAAGCCACATTTCCTGAAACAGTACAATCGCCAACAAATTGAAATGGATTTCTAATAGGATTTGTACTCGAGCCTGACCATGTGCCACCACCAAGTTTTATAATACAAGTTCCAACTGCTGTACCTCCATTATTTGTTATTCCTCCATTACATGTTATGCTATTGGTACTAAGATTTGTATTTGTTGTTGTGGTTACAAGACCTGTGACAGTCCAATTATCTCCAAGTACAGCTGCTCCAGCCCACACAGTCAATGCACCCGGCCATGTTTTTCCATTTGATGTGATTGTTGCAAATGCTGTAATACTAAGTGTTCCTGTGCCTGTTATAGTCATTGCAGCAACAAGTGTAACACTACCACCAACGCTTAAAGTAGCATTCATGGTTAATGTGTTTGTGTAGTTTGTAAAGTCTATGGATGTGCAAGCAGCAGCAACATTGACAGTTAATTGACCTGAGAGCATTGATGATTGTACGTTGTCACCAAGTATAGGTACAATGCCTTCTATCCATGTTGCTGTGTTATTCCAGTTACCTCCTCCAATTGCTATTGTTCTAATGGCCATTGTTTAATAGTCTCCTGCGAATGCGGTAGCATCAAATTGATCTGAGGCACCAGTGTATAGTGATTGTACAACAGACATGATTTGACCACTTAACATGATAATAGGTTGATCAAAAGTAAAAATTGAAGTTGCTCCAACTGCTGTAATTGATCGAGTTGCTGTTGCTGTTGCTACTTCTCCTATAAGTCTATGATTGGTTCCAGCAGTGTCAGAAAGAAATATTCTGTGTACCAAAGCAGATGTTATACCTGCAACTGCTTGAGAATTTCTAAATCTTACTCCATCTACTCTAGCACCAGCTGCTCCTGCAGTTACTAAAGTTACTAATGCTCCTGATCCATCAGATGCTGTGTTTGCTGCTGCAATTCTTGCTGGCTTAATGTTTCCTTGAAGAACAAATATTGGTGTGGTGTTTGCTGACATTGTTTATTGGTTTTGTATGGTGTTAATATATTCTGTTAGTTCTTGATTTGTGCTTTGTGTAATTGTAATTGTCATCATGTTGTTGATGACAGTTCTCACAATTTTAATTTGTTGAATGCCTATTGCAGTTGACGCAAATGTGGTTTCAAAGCTTTCATATGTTCCATCATGCATGTCTTCACAAGCACAAGTGTAAGTTGTTGGACTGCTTTTACTTTTAATTATGTGTCCGTCTAAAGCTGTGTATGTCATCATCTTATGTAAAATTATAATAGTTAAATAGACTTACTGCTGCAGATATGTTTCCAGCTGTTGGTGCAAAGGAAGCACTATCTGCATATGATGCACTTAATGCTTTATTTCCGTTGGTAAATATTGAACCTGTTACAAATGAAGCTGTTGTTGCAAATGATGCAGTTAAAGCATAAGATGATGTTCCTAATAAAGAACCTGTAAATCCATCTGTTGAGATTGTTGAGCCTGTTATAGTTAAACTTCCTGTTATAACAGCACTTCCAGTATATGGAAATGATGAAGCATTTGCTACATATGAAGCAGTTAAAGCAAATGATGAACTTAATGCTTGTAAAGCATAAGATGAGGTTAAAGCATTTATTGCCCAACTTGCAGTACCTAATAATGAACCTGTTATACCATTTGATACATCTAATGAGTATAAGGATGCTGCTGATCCTGATGTAATGACCTTCTTCCAATTTGGCATATAATATATTTTTAATTGTGGTTAGATACATGCACTTTATGCCAGTGTATATGCCTACTTCCTTTTCAGGCCAACAATTTGTTTGATGATAAATATTAACTTTATATTGATTGTTGCTTTTTACTTTTCTTTTCTTCTTTTTCTATAATGTGTTGTAAATCTTGTTGTTTTTTAACTTCTTCTTGTTTTAAAATTTCTTGAATTTGAATCAACTCATTTTCAAGTTTAGATTGTAAGTTAGCTAAAAATTTAGCATCTGTGCCTTTAATGGAAATGATGTCTAAAGATTGTCTTAGCAGTTGAATTTCATTTACTGTTAAATCAATTGAAAAAATGTTCATAACTGTTATTTTTGTTGATTAGTATATTGGTTTTGTAGTTTAATCACTGTGTTATATAGTATTTCTACATGCTCTCCTTTAAATGTTGAGTTGCGTAATGTAATTAATATAAGTTGAATTTCTTCAACAGTCAAGTTATCTTTACTAAGAAGTGAAGAAGTAGATTTCTCTACTTCTAAGTTATTAATAATTAAATTATTTGCGGTAAAAGCCATAACTATTTTTTTGTATATTTTATGAATATATGTAAACATCACCTGTTAAACTGTTAATAAACATGTTGCCTGATCCATTTGATGAGCCACCCCATGTTGGGTTGGTTGGAATAGCTGCTGAAGCTGATACACGAGCTGTTACTACAAATTCATCTGGTGTTAGAGATGTTGAAGTTCCTACTACATCATATGCTACAGCAAAACGACCATATGCTCCAGCTGAAGCTGCTTCTAAGTAAAAAGCTGAACCAGAACCTGCTGCATTATATTGAGTAACCAAACCAGAATCTGCCAATACTGATGAACCACTGTTGATTAAAATAAATTTATCTTTAATGTTTAAATTATCTGCATTGGTAAAAGAAGCAGTACCTGCTACTGATAAATTACCTGTAACAGTAGCATCTCCTGACACAGTTAATGTTGCTAAGGATGTTGTTCCAGTTGCTGTTAATCCAGCTAATGTTCCAACTGAGGTTAGTGAAGAACCTGTAACATTTGAAGCTAATGTTGCTCCAGACAATGTTCCAGCTGGTGCAATAACTGCAGCTGTTGTAATACCTGTTGTTAAACCTTTAGCATTAATGGTAATTACTGGAATTGCTGTACTACCACCAGTTGTTCCTGCTGATGCTACTGTGGCTAATGCTGATACTCCTGCTGATGTAATAGTTACATCTCCAGATACTGTGCTAAATATTGAGCTAGAAAAGAATGGTAATAATGATCCTGAATTGACAGTGAAAGTTCTTGCAACACTTCCATCATATGTGCCCGCAGCTGATAATCCACTTCCTGCTGTTAAAGCATTTGCAGAAGCTGCTACTACTCCAGTTAAAGCGCTACCATCTCCTTTAAAGAATGATGCTGTTACTGTCAATAGCTCTGCGTTACTTCCTGAGACTATTACTTTTTTCCAATTTGCCATTATTTATTTTTATTATACATATTAAAGTTCTTATTCAATTCCAACATAAAATGAGGATGATGTAAAGTATATTGCTCCATTTGGAGCAGTTCCTGTTAAAATAACAGATGATGTTGCTAAAACAACTACTCCACTTTGAGATATTTGCAGTAAATTGTTGTTGGAGGAGTTAAATATTTGTAAAGGAATTTGTGCTGATGAAGTTACTTGTATGCCGTCTATTACCTTTAATGTTGTTGTAGCGTTTCTTACTAAAAAGAAATCACTGGTTGTGTATGATGGTAATGATGTAAATGAACCTTGTCCTATTAAAAATAAAGATCCTGTTATTCCAGCTGAACCTGTATATGGAAAACTGGAACCTTGTGAACCTGAGGGGCCTTGAGAACCTGAAGGGCCTTGTGATCCTGAGGGGCCTTGACTTCCTATTGAACCCATAGGTCCTGTTGATATTTGAACAACAGATGTTATAGGCTGAGTTACATCAACATTAGCATTAGCATTACTATCTACTACTGTTATAGTTCTGTTATTGTCTTGTAAAACCACCTGATTGTTGTCAGGAATAATATTTATTGGTCCTATATTAGACATTATTGGGTTACTTCTTTAGATAATTTTACTTGGCCTTCTAAAATCCTTGTAACTATGCTTCCTGATCTTATTTCTAAATCATATACTCCTGTGTCAAAGGTTAATAGGGAAGATGAAGCAGCTGAAACATATATTGCTATTGAGCCAGATGTAGGAGGTGTGGTTCCATTTGAACCACTAAAATTTAATCCTGTTCCATCAGTATTTAATGAGCTACTTAAAGTAATATACACTGTAGATGAGGCAACAGATGGACGAATTTGCATTTTTCCACTGTAGCTTGTAAGGTTAATAGGATTTCCACTAGAGTCTTTATATTGAAGTTCTAAATTTAATGTTGAACCTTGTTCTATAGTAAATGAATATCTACCTGCAGCCATTTTTATATCAGTTGTTTGTTATAAATATGTGAGGATTTTTAATCTCTAAATTCTTCGTATACTTTTAAAATTTCTTCTACAATTTCATGTCTGTGATTTTTCTTTAAAGTAATAATTTTTACACCTTTAATTCTTTCTTCAAGACGTGGAAAAAATCCAATGCCAGAATCTTTTTTACTTTTTAAATCTACTTGCGCTAAATCACCACAAAAAACTATTTTACCGCCCTTGCCTAAACGACCTAACATCATTTCAGTTTGTTGACCTGTTATGTTTTGACATTCATCTACTATAACAAAAGAATTTGGAAATGTTCTACCTCTCATAAAAGCAAAAGGCACAATTTCAATTTGGTTGTCTACAACCATTTTGTCAATTTTTTCTTTATCATATAGTAAATAAAGATTTGCATATACTGGAGCTAACCAAGGATCCATTTTTTCTTTTAAGTCGCCAGGTAAAAACCCAATGTCTTCTTTTGACACAGTAGCTCGAGTAATTATAATTTTACTCATTTCTTTTTTAAAAACCATGTCTAAAGCTATTTGACATGCTACTAAAGTTTTACCTGAACCTGCCATTCCCTTAATTAAAGTAACAGGATTGTCTAATATAATTTGTTTGGCTTCTTTTTGCTCCTCATTGAGAGATAATTTAAATTTTATTTCTCCTTTTAGTTTTTTTGTGTTTTGGAAGACTTCTTCATTTGTATTGTGAGACATATTTTTATAAGATAAGTATTGTAATTCAACTAAAAAAAACGTTTTATTAACGAATTTGCTTATAACATGGAGTTTTACATAACGTGTTTAATTAAATAAAATAAACATTAATAATACATTGATAAATATACTAAAGAAAAAAAGGACGCCTAATTTAGGCGTCCCTTTTAAAAATTATTCTAATTTATTATTATAGGGTGTTTAGACCTGAAACATAAATCTTTCCGTAGAATTCCGGACGTAACATCTTCTTAGCGTAACGAGTCATCAAACCTTTACGAGGTGTGAAAGTAGCTGGATCGTAGATAAGTGGTGTCATGATTAATGGAATGTATGGAGCAAATACAGCACCTGATTCAAGGAACTGTTTTCCGCGGAAGCCCATCAAAATAACGTTTTCAGTCATATAAGGATTCTTATAAACTGTGTAACGACTATTGATAGCTCCAACTTTTTGTACGCCCATTGCATATTCCATGTTAGCAGCATCACCATTTGTGTTTGCAGCAAATCCTGGAATTGATTCTAAAACTGTAGCAACAGTTGGAGAACATACTAAGAAATTTGCACCACCACGAAGTGTTAATTGGTGAATTTTGTTGCTTACTTTTTGCATCTTTGTGCCTAAAGTTTGGAACCAACCACCTTGTGTGTTGTAGAATCCAGAAGTAGAAGCTACGAAAGCTGTGCCTGTAGCATTGATTACTGAGTTGTTGTTTACGTCCCAATATTCAGTTGCAGCTGCTGCGTCTTCAATCAACATGTCAAGAATTTCAAGATCAATTTCCATTGAAATGTATTCACTCATGATATTTGTCAATTCAGCTTCAGCATCGATATTCTGATAAGCGTTCAAATCTTGTGCAAATTCAGGTGTCCATACTGCTTTCAACTTTTTAGTTTTAGCTGTGATGGCTTGAGATTGCATTTTGATGTTGATTTCAGGAATAACAATTGTAGTTTGACTTTGAGCATTTGGAACTGAAGGTGTTCCTGTTGTGTCTTCAAAGTCACCACGTGTGTTGTCAGCTGTTGACTTGTTGTAGAAAACAGTTAAAATTGATGTTATAGCCTGTGCTGCTAAAGTTGCTGATGCTGTGTAAAATAAAGCAATTGAGTTTGCAGTGTAATTGTAAGTAGTTAATTCTTGAATTTGGTTTGCTGCAGTAAATATAGAAGCAGATGTTCCTACAAAAGCACGAACGCCATCTGGATCAAAGTTAGTTAATGCAGAAGCAGTTACTGTAATTTTGTAAATTCTGTTACCTATAGCAGAAGCTGAATAAGCAGCGTCAAAATTACATTCTGCCCAAGAAGCAGTAACAACAGTAGCTGTTCCAGATGCAACAGTTGGAAGTGTTCCACCATTTGCTGAACCGGTAATTAAAATTGAAGATGAAAATTGATTTGTTGTGTAAGCAAAACGGCCCGCACCATACAAACCACCTACCGGAGATGGAGTTGCGAATGGAAATTGACCAGTTGCATTACGTGTTCCATATAAAGAACCACCACTTGCAAAAGGATTTGCTGTTGTTCCATATTGGAAATCTAGGAAAAACACTAGACCTGAAGGTAAGTTCATAGGTTGAACTGAAACGAACTCTTTTGCTGCGATTCCACCAAATACTTTACGTACTAACGGAAGAGCAATGCCAGCCCAGTTTTCAGATTGACCTACTGTAAAAGTACCACCTTGGCCTGTTGCACTAGATTCTACTACTAATTGTTTTGCTTGGTTTTCAAGTAAGATAGACATGTTGTTTTTGTCTACTTCTGAATTGAAGCCTTCAAGTAAGCCTGTTTTAGACCACTTGGACGCTAATTTCCCTGCATCACTTTGAAGTGATTTCCATGGATTTGCGGATTCGAGTAATGTTTGAATTGAACTCATTTTTTTGTTTGTTTTTTTTTTAAATTAATTGTTTTTACTTTTTTAGTCCTGCCAATTCACGCATACGTGCAAAGGCATCATTTTCAATAATTGGTTTTTTAATAGCATTGCCTAAAGATTTAGATGCTGAACTTAGTGATTCTTTAAGTGGGGATTTAGTAAAAGATACTTTTAGTCCTTCTGTTAAAGTCTCATAAACTAGTTGAGCTTCTTTTTTAGTTTTTGCTTTGTCAAACGCTGTTAAAACTTTTATTTTTTGTGATTCGGTTAATGATTTGTTTCTGAAGATTTTGTTTGTGTAAAGAAGTTTAGCATTTAACAAGTTGATTTCGTTTAATTCAGATTTAAGATGTTTGATAACACCATATGCTTCTTCAAGCTCTTTATAACCTGTAAGTTTAGCTGCATCTTTAGCTGAGTATTCTTCATCATCTACTGAAGATGTGTCAGTTTTATATTCATCTTTTTCTTTAGTAAAGATAGAATTTTTAGATTTTGGAGATAAATCTTTTGCTGATTTCTTATAAGCTTCTTCCATTTCTTCTCCATCATTCATTTCTGCTAAAAGTTCATCTAAATCAACTTCTTCTTCATCAGCTGGTTCATCATCTGCCATTTCTTCAGCACCTTCTTCATCTTCCATACCTTCATGACCAGCTTCCAATTCCTTGTTAGCTACCATGTCTTTAATAACATCTTCAATGAATGATTTAAGATCGTCTTCAGACATATCTTCAAGACTCATTTCTTCGTCTTTTTCATCTTTTTCTTCATCTTTTTTAGCTTCATAAAGTTCCTCTTCCATTTTTGGAGATTCTTCAAGTTCAGCTAAAAGTTCGTCTAAAGAAATTTCATCTAGACCTTCATTGTTGTCATCTGCTTCACCATACATCATTTCATCCATGTCTTTATTCATGTCTCCCTCTTCCATTTCTGAAATTTTTTGAGAAAGTTTTTCTTTTAAAAACGGAGTGAATGATTCTGTTAATGCAGCTTTTGCATTTGCAATTGCTGTTTCTTTTACAGCTTTAGCATCTGCGATTGCTTCTCTAAGCAAGTCTCTGTTGTTTGCCATTTTTTTCCTAAATTTATTTTTTTGTTGGAAATACACTTAATGTGAACGAATGTTCAAAGCGTAATAAATATTGTTTTTGCCATGCCTCATAAATTGGGCACATTTGTTATACGTATGTGATTATTTGTTAAAAATGCAAAAAAGCGTTCCTGTTTTAAGGAAACGCTTTGGTTTAAATATGTTATATAAAGGGAGGTTAAAATTTATTAAAATATTGGACAAGTTCCATTAGCACACAATATATCTGTAATAATACTGTTTACTTTACTATATGGATTGATTGGTGTTGACAGTCCTTCACGTAGTGGAGTCATATATGAACCTGGATTTGAAGGAGTAGAAACAAAGTCCCAACACAATAAGTCAAAGTCATCTTGCACTTCTAACACTTCACCTACTTGTTTTAAACTTCCCATTCCACGAGATGACACTCCTACTTTAATTCCTGCTCCTATAAGTGCTTTTAATATATTTCCTGATGGTGTAGGTAAAAGTTCAATTGAACCCATTACGTTGTCTCCATCCCACCATAGTTTGCTAATGTTGTGAGATACATTTTTTAAGTTGATTACTTGAGAATCTGGGTGGTCTAGTTCACCACATGCTCTTCTTTCTTTTACAAGAACATTGTATTTTTCTAATTCACGTTCCCACAATTCTTTTGAATAGTATCTTCCGTTGCCGTTTTTAACTTCAACAGTTGCTAAAATGCCTTCAACTAATGGATTTCCACTTGTGCTCTTACCTTCAGTAAGAGTTATTGGTGACACATTAAATGGAAGAGTTTCTATTAGTAGTGATTTCATGTTAATTTTGAATTAGTAGCCATTCATATGTAAATCGTTAATTTCGCTCCAAGCATCATTACTTACTGCTATTATATCTTTAGTTCCATCATCATATTCAACACTATATGATTTATCTCCATTTTGAACGTATGTTCTAACAACTTTTCCGTTTATTTCAATATACTCAGATCCGCTAATATTGCTTCTTTTTAATTCTTCTTTAATTAATTTAGCAATTACAGAGCGAAGTTTAGATTCTGCTAGTGAGTCTTTAGTATATGGTGGAAGTTCTCTTTCATCCCAACCTATATAACTACCAAATTTCAAAGCCTCTTCATAATATTCTTGAGCTTTTTCTAAATTTCCTTCTTCAAATGCTTTTTTACCTTTATCATAGTAATTTTCAGCACCATATGCCATGTTTTTATCTTCATCAGCATCTCCATCTGAAGGATCAGTGTCAAAATATGGATTTTCTCCTGTTACTATTTCTTGCAACTTCATTTTCTTTTCAGCACCAGGCATTTTCATTTTTTTAACACCAGCTGAACTTTGAGGAGTTGTTGTCATTTCTTTAACTTTTTTAGGCATAGAATCTTTTGCTTCTTGATCACCTAATGAGTTTTTAACGTTTGCTTTTACTTTTATTTCTTTGTCAATGTCACCATATCCACTTGATTTATGTTTGCCTTTTGCTTCTTTAGGCTCGCCTAAACCAGGAGCTTCAGTTGTGTAACCAACTCCTTTAATGCCAAATTCACCATTTTTAGTGTAAAACAATGGATCTT